ACGGTCAGACAGGTGTAACAGGAGTAGGACGAACTGCATCTGGTATATCTATGCTTATGTCAGCTGCTAACGGATCTATTCGTACCGTTATTAAGAATGTAGATGACTATCTTCTTAACCCACTAGGTAAAGCCTTCTTTAGTTTTAACATGCAATTCGACTATGACCCTGAGATTAAAGGTGACTTAGAAGTTAAAGCTCAAGGTACTGAGTCTCTTATGGCTAACGAAGTACGCTCACAGCGTTTGATGCAATTCTTACAGGTTGCACAGAATCCAACACTAGCACCGTTTGCTAAGATGGATTATATCATTCGTGAGATTGCTGTTAGTATGGATCTTGATCCTGATAAAGTAACTAACTCTATTCAAGATGCAGCAGTACAGGCTGAAATCCTAAAGGGTTTCCAAGCTCCACCTGAACCAGTTGCCGCTGGTGTTCCTCCTGCAGGTCCAGCAGGTGCTCCCCCGCCTCAAGGAGCAGGGCCAACAGGTCCACAAGATATGACAGGCGGGGGCGGCGGTAACATTGGAGTAGGTGCTGCTGCTGTACCGGGTGAACAAGGCTTTAGTGGGAACGTACAGTAATGGCTGCACTGAGTAGACTTATAGCTAAAGAGCTAAGCTCTGCGCTAGGTATTACAGATAACCCTAAGTTTAATCCTATGTTTAAACAGACAGATGAAGCATTGTCTGACGTAGAAGATCCTAATACATCTACTATAGCTGAGTTCTATAGCCCTCTAGATTCTGCTATTGATAATGCACCTATAGGTAAACAAGGGACTAGAGGTGAAAACATTGAGGCTTTTGTACGTAAACGTGCGCCTAAAGTAACACAGGCTGAGTTAGACTATAGAGAGTTTAGTTTATATCCACATTTAGAATATACTAAAGGCTTGGCGAAACTTCACGCCAATCCTCTAAGGATTAAGGCTGTAAAGAAAAGGACTGCTAATCAAAATATGCAGAGGCAGAAAGATCTATTAGATGAAGAAGTAGGGTACGAAGAGATTGGTGTAGACGTTATAGCTAAAGACTTAGGACTAATGACTCATTACGGTGGTTCTAATTTAGCTCATGCACGTTATAGCTTAAGAAAGAAACCTGACACTTTTAAAGAAGTCATGTTAAGGGGAGAAGATATTAAAAGTTATATCCTCATTGAAGAGCTTCAGTCTGATGTAATACAAAACATGTCAAAAAATCCTACTAAGGATAGTAAAGAACTTTTAGATACGTTTAAAAAAGAATTTGACTTGCAAATGGATGACATAGCTTTTGAGCCAGAGTTTGAACTTCCGGGAACATTCTTTAAAGATTATAAAGATTTTGTATTCAATGATTATTTGCCTATAGTTACAAATAAAAAACTTTCTAGGAAAGAAGTTAACGAGTCCTTATCAAAAATATTTGATGATAAGGGACTTTTGATGTCCAAAACTGGGATATATTACCAAGAACCTACAGAGGCTTTAAGGTATATGTTAAACCGAATGGCTGCTAAAAAACTTAATGTATTTGACTTCTCAGGTAGAGAAAGAATTATAAGTGAAATAATACAGTCTACAAGAAACTATACAGCAAAATTTGGATCTATCGTAAGCAAAAAAGATACACCTATTACAAGCTTAACTGATTCAGTAAGAGTGTTATTACAGTCTATCATTGCGGATTCTAAAGCTAAGGGTATTGATGAGATTGTACTACCTCCTATAGAAAAATTAGCTGAAAAACGTTTTCCTAAAGGATCAGATGATTATAAAAAAGCTATTACTAAAGGGTCAGGCTTTCACAATACATATGTAATAGCTTTTGAAAAAGCGATTAAGCAACTTAAGGGTGAGCTTGGTAATCAAATTAAAATAGGCAAAAAAGATTTAAAGTATAAAACTTTTGAAAGAATAAAAACATATGATGAAATAGTAGAACAAAATAAGACAGGTAAAAAAGGTTTTCCTGAAACCACGGTACAAGGCACATCTATAAACATTAAAGATTTAAAGTTAGATCCTAAGACAAGTAGACTAAGGTTAAACAAAGGTGGCTTAGTCCAGAGGCCTGACAGATGAAACTACAGAAGTTAGTAAACGATAAGCCTTTGTGGGATGAGTTCTGCGAAATGCTAGATAATAAAATACTACAAGTACACAAGAAGATGGAACAAGTTACAAGTACTGATGACATGTTTCGATGTCAAGGCGAAGCAGCAATGCTACGTAAGCTTAAATATTTGAGGGATGAAGTCAATGGCAATAAATGAACAAATGGAAATGGCCTTTGCTGACCAAGATCAAAAAGTAGATCCTGTATCAGGTAACGAAGTTCCTCCGGGGTCTTTACCTGAAGAGGTACGTGATGATATTGACGCTAGGTTAAGTGAAGGTGAGTACGTTGTACCTGCTGATGTTGTTCGTTTCTTTGGTGTAAAGTTCTTTGAAGACCTACGTATGGAAGCTAAGACAGGTTTAGCTGGAATGGATGCAGCTGGACGTATTGGTGGTGATCCTATAGATGTTCCTGCTGAAGGTGGAGATGTTAGTGAGCAGGACTTAGCTATGCTAGAACAAGCCTTAGCTACATCAGGCCTCAAGGAAGGTGGTCTTGTAAACAAAACATTAAACTCTATTGCATCACAAGGTCAGACTGATCCTCTAGTAAATGCTCGTATGAACGCTAAAGGTATGACTGTTGGTTTTGCAGCTGGTGGTATGACAGAATCTTTGTACAATGATACTACTAAGATTGATACTGTTATTGATAAAGTCTTAGCTGCAGCAAAGACAAACCCTTCTTTGTTAGGTGAATTATCTAAGCGTGGTGTTACAGTAAACACTACTAAGGCTAGTATGAAACCTGATGATATGGAACAAGCCAATAAACAAACTCAAACTTTAGCTGGTGGTGGTTACGCACCGGGCGGTGATGTAATTGATAACATGCCTATCCCTCCAGTAGAAGAAGCAACAGCAGGTACTCCAACTACTACGTCTGGCTTTAACCCCTTTCAGTTTGGCTTAGGCTTCTCTTCCTTTGGTACTAGACCTATGGCAGGTACTCAAGCTGAGAATGCTTCAATAATGGTAGACTACTATAACCCTTCTACAGGGGAGACTATGCAAATTCCTCATGATGCAGTTACAAATCAACCACTACAGGCTGTACCTGCAGGGTTTATCATGGGTGTACCTCCTGTAGTAACTGCACCTACAGGTAATCTCAATAGAGGAGATAAGAATGATGATCAAGGACCAGACATGGATGCTTGGAAGAATAAGTATACCTACTCAGATCCTGATGCTCTTGCAGGGGAAACATTAGGTGCAATTAATAAAGAGCAAAGTAGTTTAAGTAAGTTCTTTAAGAATAGCCCAGTTAATCAATTCTTGCAAGCTACTGCTATAGGAGAGTTAAAAAGTAACATTGACTATCTAGAAGCAAGAGGATATGATTCAGATAAGATTGCTGAGATGAAAGCTGCTTTAGCTGTACGTACTGAGTCTCGTCTTGGTGATACAGCAAATCTAGGTTCAATTATAAACTATGCATTAACTAATACTTCTAACCTTACAAATAAAATACTTGAAGAGTATGGTAGTGATCCATTTAAAAAGCTTAAAACTACTAAAACTGTAAGTGATTTTGATTCAGTAGGAGGGGGTGTAGATGAAGCTAGGAAAATAAAAGAAAGTAGAGAAAAAGATGGACCAACTGAAAAACAAAAAGAAGCAGATACAAGAGTTAAAGCTGCTTTAGCAAAATCTACAGATCCTAGTAAAGCAGAAGAAAGAAAAGAAAAAAGTAGAAAAACAGTTTCAACTGAAACAGCAAGATCATCTGCTAAAAAAGCTGCAGATAAACTTGGAACAAAATTAGCAACTGGAGGTCGAGCTAAAGGAGGATTAATGCAAAAGAATAAAAAGAAAAAGAAGAAATAACTATAAGGCTACCCAGCTAATGCTGGCCCCACATAAAAGGAAGTAATATGTCAGAACTACAAACAATGGAAACACCGAAGTCTGCAGGATTTGTTGATCCTAATTTTAGTAATGCTAATAAGCGTAGAATCCAAGAGCAAGAAGAAGAGCTTAAAGATCTTATGGGAGAACAGTCCGATGACAGTGCGGAATCCGATGGCGAGACAGCTGCATCAACCAAAGTACAAGATGAAAGTAATTCCAAACAAAAAGAAGCCAACGCTAAAGGTGAAGCACAAGAAGACGAAAGCTTAAGTAGCGAAGAGAAGACCTACAAGAAACGCTACAGTGACTTGCGTAGTCATCAGAACAAACAAGCAGAAGAGCTTAAGGCTATTAAAGCTAAGCTAGAGAATGCAGAAGAGCGTGGTGATATTCGTCCTCCTAAGTCTGATGAAGATATAGAAGCATGGTCCCGTCAGTATCCTGATGTAGCTGCTATTGTTGAGAGCATTGCAGAAAAGAAAGCACAAGAAAAGTTTTCAGGTGCAGAGAGTCGCTTACAAGAGATTGACCGCATTAGTGCAGAAGCAGATCGTAATAGGATGGAAGATGAGATTAGGGCTATGCACCCTGACTTTGATGAGCTACGCAGCAGTGATGTATTCCATGATTGGGCAGGTGAACAACCTAAGTGGGTTCAGGATGCTCTATATGAAAACTCTGAAGACCCAGCCTCTGTCACTCGTGTAATTGATTTGTACAAAGTAGACAAAGGCTTAGATAACAAAACTAAAAAGAAGACATCTAAATCTGCAGCATCTGCTGTTGTAACTAAACGTACAACTAAACCAGATCAAAGTGATCCTACTGGAAGCTTCTCTGAGTCACAGGTGCATAAAATGTCTGCTTCTCAATACGAAAAACAATCAGATGCTATTATGGAATCAATCCGTTCTGGAAAGTTTAATTACGATATGTCAGGCGGTGCACGATAATAGTAAATAAGGCATTGACATCTATAGTGTAACTAGTATAACTATAGGTGTCTTTACATTAAGTAGTAAGCCTCTTTAAATAGACTACCTTACTCTTAAGACAAAACTACCTCGCTAAGTCTAAACACACCAATTATAAGACCTACCTAAATAAGTATAGGCCCGTATAACTTACCTTATATGCACCCTAAAAAGTTTAGCCTCTTATCGGTTAGTTTAGCTTATTACTCATAAGCCAAACACCAAACGGAGGATTTATCTCATGGCTTTTACAACCGCTTCAGGTTACGGCAATTTACCAAATGGTAATTTTAGCCCCGTAATCTATTCCAAAAAAGTACAGCTTGCATTCCGCAAGTCAACTGTCTGTGGTGATATAACCAACTCAGACTACATGGGCGAGATTGCCGCACAAGGCGATACCGTCAAGATTATCAAAGAACCAGAAATTTCTGTCTCGCAGTACGCGAGGGGTACGAACGTGACCGCACAGGATTTACAGGACGAAGACTTCTCTTTAGTCATTGATAAAGCTAACTATTTTGCTTTTAAGATGGACGATATTGAAGAGGCACATTCTCATGTAAACTTCATGGATCTTGCAACCAACCGTGCTGCATATCGTTTAGCTGACAATCATGACCAAGAAGTCTTAGGTTATATGTCTGGTTATGCACAGTCTGCTAATCACAGTGCCGCTGGTGCTTTGAATACAACTGTCAATGGCACTAAAGCAGTATCAACTGCTGGTTCTAACGAACTGCTTTCCTCTATGCAACTGCATAAGGATGACTTCGGCAATATTACTACAAGCTCTGCAGGAACACACTCTATTCCTCTGGCTGCACGTTTGCCGGGTGCAACTGCACTTCCAACTGCTACAGCTTCACCAGCAATGGTTGTTGCTCGTATGGCTCGTTTGCTTGATCAACAGCAAGTTGACAAACAAGGGCGTTGGATTGTAGTTGATCCAGTATTCATGGAAATCTTAGCTGATGAAGATTCACGCTTCATGAACGCAGACTTCGGTGAATCAGGTGGATTGCGTAATGGTCTTGCCATTAACAACTTCCACGGCTTCCGTGTGTATTCTTCGTCTAACCTACCATCTGTAGGTACTGGACCGGGAACTTCAGGATCAGCTAACCAGTTAACTAACTTCGGTGTTATAGTTGCTGGACATGATTCTGCTGTAGCAACTGCTGAGCAAATCAATAAGACAGAAACATATCGTGACCCTGACAGCTTTGCTGACATTGTTCGTGGTATGCACCTTTACGGTAGGAAGATACTTCGGCCTGAAGCTATCGTCACTGCTCGTTATAACGCAGCTTAAGGGAGATATAAACTATGGCTACTTATGACATGACTTCCAGTGATACTGCTGGTGTTGGAGCAAACGTTCTTGCTGTTCCAACAGTAGTTGGTAATACTGTACGAACCATTGAGGCAATACTAGATATTGATGCAATGGTAACTGCTGGTTACTCTGGCGCAGATGGAGACATATTTCAATTACTTGAAATCCCTGCCGAATCAGTTATTGTTGCTGCTGGTGCAGAGATTATGAAACCTTTCACGTCTTCTTGTACTGCAGATATTGACTTCGCTGGTGGCGATGACATTATTGACGGTGCTGACTTGACTGCTGCTGCTGGTACGTATCTTGCAAAAGGTACTAATGGTGAAGCTAACATTGTAAATACAGGAGCAGCTTCAACTTTTGCTGCCGCTGCACTTGCATGTGTTGGTGCTGCAGATACTATTGACGTAGTTGTTGCGGGTGCTGCACCTGCTACTGGACGTCTACGGGTATACGCAGTAATTGCTGACGTTTCTGCTGCAATGACAGAAGCTGCAGTTGCTCAGCGTGATCAAGTATAATACTAAACACTACTTTGGGGCTGGCATTTCGCTGGCCCCATTGACGAATTTAAAGGAAACTTAATGGCATATACATATTTAGATATTACAAATGAAGTCATTGCTCGTTTTAATGAAGTTTCTCTTTCATCTTCTAACTTTACTGCAGCTAGAGGATTTCAAATACAATGCAAAAATGCAATAAACGATTCTATTGATTATATTAATACCAGTGCATATAGTTGGCCTTTTAATCATTCTACTCAAACAGATACACTTGTTGCTGGTACTACCCGATATAGTATTCCTACTACAGCTAAACATGTAGACTATGATACCTTTAGACTTGTAAAAGATGATTCTTTAGGTTCATCTGGTGGGAGCTTAGGTTTTTTAGATTATAAAGATTACTTAGATAGCTTTATTGTACAAGAAGATCAAACAGATGTAGGAGGTGTACCTACTATTGTGTTTAGAACGCCTGATAATAACTATGGTTTATACCCATATCCTGATAAAGCATACTCTTTAAAGTACGAATTATATTCATATACAACTTCTTTGTCTGCAGCTACAGATGTTCCTGTAATACCTGAACAATATAGAGCCGTTATAATAGATGGTGCCACTGCTTATGGATACCAATACAGAGGCGAAGTAAATCAGTTTCAAATGAACTTTCAGAGATTTGAAGATGGTATAAAAAATATGAGAAGTCTTTTATCTAACAGGGTAGATTATATAAGGTCTAAAATGATTACACGATCATCAAGACCCGCAAGTATGTTTGGTTAAGGTTTAAATATGGCAGACGAATCAGGTCTTAATCCGTTTATCTTTCCTTGCAAAGGGGGTTTGGTACTTAACCGTTCTACTTTTACTATGGACCCCGGAGAAGCATTTGAGTTGCAAAACTTTGAGCCTGACATTAAAGGTGGCTACCGTAGGATAAATGGATATTCTAAATGGAACGCTAACTTAGTTCCTCATACTTCTGCTACTTCTGAAAAGGTACTTATGTCTGCGTACCATAAAGGTGAGGTAATAGCTGCTAGAGGTACTAAAGTATTTAGATCTACAGACGCAAGTAACGCACTAAATGGTGCAATTAATAGTTCAGTTACTACCCTTACACTAGACAGTACTGCAGACTTTAGTACAACAGGTACTATACTTGTAGGTACAGAACAGATTACTTACACAGGTAAGAGTACTACACAGCTTACAGGTTGTACAAGAGGAGCAAACAGTACTACAGCTGCTGCACAGGCAGATAATCTTACTCTTACACAGTACTGGACGCAGATAGATACAGGACGTACAAGTGCAAGTAAGTATACTTTTTATAGGCAAAGTTTAGGGGGTACAGATATAATAGTATTTGCCGATGGAGCTAATCCTGCTTCATACTTTGCCTCTGGTAATTCGGTAACTGACATAAATGGAACAGGCACACCTGCTGACCCTAAGTTTGTAACAGGACATAAGAACACTTTATTCTTTGCAGGTATGTCTAGTAATCCACAAGAAGTAGTTTTTAGTGCGCCTTATTCAGCTACAGATTTTACTCCTGCTAATGGTGCAGGGTCTATTGCAGTAGAAAGTCCTATTACAGGATTGTTTCCATTTCGTAATGATCTTATTATATTCTGTGAAGAACGTATATTTAAACTATCTGGTAACAGTGTAGCTGACTTTCAGTTAGTTCCTATATCTCGTAACATAGGATGTATGAATGGATTTACTATACAGGAATTTGCAGGTGACATTGTATTTTTAAGCAGAGATGGTCTTAGAACTGTAGCTGGTACTGAACGTATCGGTGACGTAGAGCTTGGAAGTATTAGTACACCAGTACATCAGTTGTTTAATGTACATAGTACGATAGATGAATTTGATTCTTTAATTGTACCTGACAAGACACAGTATAGAATATTCTTTGTGAACTCATCTACGTCTGTAAAGAAAACAACAAAGGGTGTTATTGCTCACAGATCAAAAGAAGGATATGAGTTTTCTGAAACACTTGGGTTACAACCTTCTTGTACTGACTCTATAAATGAAGATGGTAAAGTATATGTATTACATGGTGGATATGATGGATATGTGTATAGACAAGAGCAAGGTAATACTTTTGATGGAGACAACATAATTGGTCGATACAGATCACCTGACTTAACTATGGGTGATGCAGGTATACGTAAAAACTTCCAGAGGGTTATTATTAACTATGCACCTGAAGGTGTAGTAAACTCTGATTTATTTTTACGGTATGACTATGAAGACCCTAATGCCCCAAGACCTGCAGCCTATCCATTTGACAGTAGCTCTATCGTTGCTATATATGGATCAGGAGCATACGGTACTGTTACTTATGGTGGACAGTCTCAGCCTTTGGTAAGACAGGCAGTAGAAGGTAGTGGTTTTGCAATAGCACTAAGGGTTGTTGACAATGGTACATCAGAGCCTTACTCACTTAAAGGCTTTCAGTTAGAGTTTGATGCAGCCGCAAGGCGTTAAAGGAGAATTAAATGGCTGGTTATACACGACAGTCCACATACACAGATGGTGACATTATTGATGCAGCAGACTCCAATGACGAGTTTGACCAACTTCTAGCTGCCTTTAATGCTTCCTCTGGACACACGCACGATGGTACTTCTACAGAAGGTGCGCCAATTACTAAGCTATTAAGTAACACACTTACGTTTGGTGCAGCTACTTCAGGTACAGATATTACTGTTACCTTTGACGGTGAAAGTAATGACGGTGTATTAAAGTGGATGGAAGACGAAGACTACTTTGAGTTTTCTGATGACATACTTATAGCCTCTACTGAAAAGATACAGTTTCGTGATACCGCTATTTATATTAACTCATCTGCTGATGGTCAACTTGATCTCGTAGCTGATACAGAAATACAGATAGCTGCAACTACCATTGACATGAATGGTGCTGCAGACATATCTGGTAACTTAGCTGTAGGTGGTAATCTTACAGTTGCAGGTAACGCTACAGTAACTGGTACTACTACATTTAATGGTGGTACACTTACTCTTGGTGACTCAGCCAGTGACAATATAGTATTTGGTGCAGATGTTGACTCACACATTATACCTGACGATGATGATACATTTGATCTTGGTAGCTCAAGTCAACAGTGGCGTAACATATACATTGATGGTAGTGCCTACATTGATGGACTTGCAGAAGATATACTTGTAGCTACAGACAAGAAGGTAGGCTTTCGTGATAGTGCTATCTACATTAACTCTAGCGCAGATGGTCAGCTAGATATTGTTGCAGATACTGAGATACA